ACGGAACTAACGGCCCCTCCCAGACTCTCAGATGCCAGCATCACCTGTAATAAACCCGCTAGTCCCATTGTCTGCGTTTGTCTTCTTCTTCTGCCATCAAGTTATCATTCTCCTGCAAGAGAAATACCCCAAGAGTGACAAGTTTATCAAGGGCTTTAGGCGTGATCTTGAAGCCGTTACAGTTTAACTCAATGATTAACTCATTGTCGCTATCCATGTACGCCTCAACATCGTCCACCACCAGACCATCGAAAAACTTGTCTACCTCCTGCTGTACTCTTTCGTTCACGGCCTCGTCAAAATCTTCAGCGTATGACTGAGCCTTAGAGAAAGCGTTAAAGTCTCTTTCCACAGGGTCTTCTTGCGTCCATGATTTCAAATAAAATGTCATGTCATTCTCCGTACTTGTCACCGGCATAGTCTACCAGCGAATCAAAGGGTATCTCTTTCTCCAGCAAATCGCACACCTTTTCTATGGTGGATTCTGGGAGATATATCCACATATTCTTTGTGGAAAAGTTCATCAAGTCCCATTTGACATCATCATAATTCTCTTTTGTCAGCATTTTCTTCTCCTTCGTAGATTGTTTTGCTCATCATTTCCAGTACAGTTGCTAATTTTAACACAGTTTCCTCTAGTTTGTCTATCCTTTTTTCAAGATCAGACTTGAGGGTTGACTTTCTCGGGGTGTTGTAGCCGTCTAGGTTTGCGCTCATCAGTCTAACCTCGATTGAGCGTAACACTTCACGCCGTTGGCCTCAAGATGCCTAGCATATGCAACTGCACCAGCCTCTTTTGAGGATATGTTCTGTGTAGGATGGCCTGATGGATTCCAGATATCGTATCCGCCATTCCATGCCGACTGATCCACAACACCCGCCTTTTTTAACTGTCTGGCGAATGATTGGGTAGCAGGTTTGATCTTGACCCATGCAAACCCGCAACAATCCCATTCCCCATGCTCCTCATGGTGTTCCTGAGTAGCCTTTTGTGCAAGGGCTACCGCCTCATTGTGAATTCTGATTGCGTCTGACTGTTTCATTTTGCTCTCCGATTGTATGAACCTTTGCCCTTCTTTGGTTTGTGGGTTGAAGGGCGATTGAATTTTGGCGAGTGTTTCGCTACCGGGTTTTGTGTTTTCATTTTATTCACCTAAATCATCCATGTTTTCCCAATCTTCTGGTAACATACCAGTGATTAGAAGTTCCCTTTCGGCGGGATACAGGTAGCGGAAAGCATCCTGCACCAATCTCCCATTAGCCCAATCCCGAGCATCCTGAAGGGGATCACAAGTTAGACCACGCTCAGACTCAATTTCAAAGTCTACTGACATTCCTGTTATAATGTTGCGACAGTGAAACTTCCAACCGTTTACGGTTTCAGTAATATCTTCAAGTGCTTTGTAAATCATTTGTGTGTCCTTATAGAGAGTAAGTAAGCCAATGGTACAGGATAGTTCCAAGTCTGTCAACAACAATTAGCATATCTTTACGAATTACTTTAATTCCCCTTTGTAATCAATTACTTGCGCTTAGATCGTAATTAGAGTAGATAAAAATAACTTTTTACTGTATAATCTGTACCTGAGTGTTGGACTCTTTAAATTATGTGGCCCCGTTCCTGCCACCATCTAACAGATAGGGGATAGGATTGATTGCGCTTACTGACAACCCGGCGCAGTGGCCGTAACCCGCAACATTAGCGGATTGACGGATAAAACAGGTTTAAGTGATATTTCTCCCGAAAGGGATCACCGCCCTCACATATGGCGTGTATTATATGTCCCTGATAATATTCAATCCTTAGGCCACCTTCCCAGATAGGGTTTACCTATCACAGTGGGGTTGTCTAGTATTATGCCTAAATTCTAACTGTTGTATAAATACCACAATGAGTAGCGATAAAACAACAAGGGCCAAACGCCGAAACATGGTTGCAAAACACGCAGGGAAATTTAATAAATCTTACCCTATGAAAAGTAAGGTTGCCTATGAGCGTGATTCTAAGGCCGTAAGACGCGAGATAGACCAAACCCTAGGGGAGTGGTAGTAGTAGGCCGTAATCAGGCTGTACAGGCGAACTACGGGCCTTGCAGGGCGTGTTGTACCGTTATCGTGGACGCACAAAAAACCCGACCCTATAATGGGCGGGTCGAATGGTAAGACCAGTTTATGGTTTAGTTACTTAGTGCGACTTTTGTNCGCCCTCTTTTTACTTGCGCCGTGGGCCGGGAATCCGATTACATAATCGCGGTCTGATTTTGCACATATACCGCAACGGTCACAAGTAACCGCTTTAGATGATACAGCAGGGCAAACCACTACCTTAGTGCCGTTTTTAGTCTTTTGCACTTTGGGCGCGTCTATGGGGAGTATGGTTACCACTGGTAGACCGGTAGACACATATTCATCAACTTGTTGCAAGCCATTAGCGGATAGATTGATTGTAAAGCCGTTTTCATTGGCTTGTTTAATTGCGCCTATATTGTGATCATTCAGGGCATGGTGAGTATAAGTAAAACCATCCTTATCGCGATTTGCGTTGACTAGATCAGTCAACATTGGGCGATGGATAAAGCCGTCTACATGGGGCAAATCCCCGGCAACGTCGTGACGCCATGTTTCGCCCTTTTTCAAACGGCGAACCTTTTTACAAAATCCGCGCCAATTGGTTGTATTAGTGGACGTGCCATTGTCTACCTTTTTCCATTGCCACGATACCGGCCCGACTTTTGCATAGCATCCCATATCTTTAAGCGGGCAATCATCCGGGCAAGATTTCGATTCGGTATAAGACCGAAACATATTACCGACTTTAGCCATGTGGCCGACGGCAGTTTTAACCGCGATATCTAGCGGGTTTTTCTCAAAAGGTAGCATTTTATTCCCCGGTTAAGTCTTCAATAGATTCTAGCGTGTCGTCGTCAAATAGTCCACCACTGTGGACGCGATATTCTTCAACTGTCTTTTGTGGCTTTAAACGTGTGACAGTCAAGCCGTTTTCGTCGATATAAATATATTCGATTTCCATTTTGCTTTCCTTTGTTGTGGTTGCACCTGAAAACCCCACATATAGCGGGGTACTCAGGTTGATTGATGGCTAGTCTAGCCTGATAGGGTAGGCTTGTAAAGTATCACCGGCCCGGCATTGTCGCGGGTAAACATTAAAACCTTGCTAGCATCGTGCAAAGCATTACCAGTGACAGCATCAACAAAGGTATCATTCTTATAGGGGTTATATGTCGCGGTATGCCATCCCGCACAAGCAGTTTTCAGAAATTCAGTGTTGTCTCTGATATATGAAATCAATTCGTCCCCCATAATGACGCTGTCATAATCGCCGGGATAACCTGTAACCCTAGCGTGGACATTCTTGCGCCCTGTTTCGCGAACCTTTCTTTGCCCTGCTTTGGATACGTTAAAACGCACATTTTCCAGCAGTACGCCATCGGCGTGGGCGTACACTTTACCGCCCTGCTGAACACTAAAACAACGCTTGTGAAGGTTGAAATATACTTGTGATCTTTTCATTTTATTCTCCAATCCAGAGGTCGAAAGTATTCCACAATTCTTCAATAAAGTCTAATGTGGCATTGTAGTCCGAAAGGTCAATATCATCCTGATATTCGATAATGGCCTGCCCAATATCGTAAACCGTGTCGGAATCAAAGTGCAGATCATCGGCAATTCTACTGGCCAGTTCTGCAATTTCTCTTTGGTCTATCATTTTGTTTTCCTTTTGTTGAAGGGTTGAAGCGCGATTATCCACATTACCNGCACAGTGTCAAGNACTTTTTTCAATTATTTTTCGCATGGTGTTTTNGTGCTGNGATTGCACATTNNAGACNCACACNCACACACCAGTTCAAACCAACCGGTTCCGAACCCGTACTATTATTACTGTTTATTTTTGCATGGCAGTAACGCCCTTGCTATCTATAACCATTCGCGCAATAACGCTACGCGGATTGTGGCATCCAGCGACCCCCATGCACCCCTTTTTTTTATAATGTTGATCTATTATGTTGTATCCACTCACCATCAGGACATTTTACCCTTCATAAGAATTCTCTAATATATGGCTAACTTACAATACCTTGATGAGCAATTAGGAATTCCTGAAGAAGAGGAAGAAGGTCTATTAGGTAAGGCATTATCCTCTCTTGACGCGCCTAGACAATTCCTGTTGGAAAAGACGTTAGAGGGCATCTCAGGAGAAGATGTTGACAGGGGTAATCTAAATTTTGGGGATGTGACTGAGGGGCTTTTAGGTCAGCAGTTCATGGCTAATAATCCCAAAACTTATGCGGCTTTATCTACTGGCGGTGATTTTTTAGTTGACCCAGTAAATCTTATACCATTCGCAAGTATAGGCAAGTTAGGAAGGTCTTTGTTTAATTTGGGTGGGAAAGTCGCCAAGGGTGAAAGCCCGGTAAACTTCGGAAACATAGCCTTGGGCCAAGAGATTACGCGAAGGGATAAGGCCGGTCAGTTGCACAGACTAGGTAGTTGGTATTCAGGTGATCCCACAAAAACAGGTGTTATGGGAACACCCCCTGTTGCTAAAATAAAACACATGGCGTTGGGAATGGTTCCAGATGCCTTTAAAAATATGGCTATTAGAGGGGTTGATTCTAAATCAGCATACCTATTTGATGAGTTTGGAATTGACTCAAACGTTGTAAAGGAACTAGAAGCCCTTTTTAAACAGAAAAGGGAACTTGATGCCGGGGGGAACCCTGTTGTTTTGGACAAAAACGGAAAGCCTTTGAAGATTTCGGACTTGCCCAAAAGCGCTAAAGACAAGAAAAGGATGAAGGCCAAGACAGAGAGAGAAGGGGTTGATGCGGAAGTTACAATGGAAGATTTGCATTATAGGGGTGCATCAGGCATNGTGCAAAATGAACTTCTTTCCCAGTTAGAGTATGTTGGATCAACTCTGCAAAAATATTTCCCAGACAGTAAGCGCCACAAACAGTTTATGGAAAATCTCAAGCAAGACCTTTTTCCAGAAACAGCGTTTACAGATGCCGCAAAGTTATCAGCGGGTGATGCAACAGCCCTGTCAAAGATATACCCAGAAATTGAACCTGAAATTCTATCTGAGCATATAGCGCCATTTATAACAAAGGAATGGGGCTTAAGTGGAGATGTCGCATTAAACTCCAAAAACTTTCACGACAGGATGCTGAATAGACTTAGGGTGGAGATACAAGTAGATTCTTTTTAACAAGAGATGGAAAGCGGTATCATGCTGGAACAAATTTACCCGGATTAAAGGACTCTTTAGTTGGCCCCGGAAAAGAAGTTTTTAAGGCGTTAAAATCTGGGGGAATAGAAGCGGCCAAAGAAGCGGCCATCTCCCAAAAGGGGNTTTTAAGCAGATCAAGTTATGATGAAATGGGCAGGGATTTGGGCATTAACTATATTGATGCTGTAGCCGATTTGTCAAGAGGGCTTACTAGAGAAGTTACCAGTAGAGGCGGGAGAGAAACCTATAGAGTGTCTACTCCCCTTACAAAAGAAAACCTAATAAAAGAGGCCAAAAGAAGAAATGCGGAGTACGATAAAATAAATACTCCGGGTGGCGATGTAAGTAAAAAAGCCCCTGTATATTTTGATATTGATGGATTAGATGCGGCAATCAAAGAAACCGCTGACGGAACCATATCTGTAGGAACTCCTGCGCTTTTAAACGACAGATTACTTGCTCACGCCGCAACAAGATTAATAATCCCCAAAGGCGGAAGAGAGGGGTTTTTAGTTGGGTTTGACCAAATGAAGTTGGGGTCTATAAAAGCGTTAGACACTTTGGTAGACAGAGGCTCTAAGTATAACTTTATTGCCGGTGATGTTGAAAAGGTGGTATTAGACCCCGCTAATAAAACCGGGATTAAAACTGTTAAAGATGCTCCGGTTGGCCCTAGAAAAAGAGTACAAAATCCAACTCTTGTAACCGGAAGCCCCGAAGCGGCGAAGTTATCGGAAAAAGAAAGGGTGGAAAACGTAATGCAAATTGCTGAGGGGTATGCTTGCCCAGAAAGCCCCAACAGGTTACGCCGCAAAAAGAACGGCAGGGTTGCTTGCTCCGTATATGCAAGGCGCTCACCTGTATGACAAAATGAACCAAGATGAGGAAGATTACCTTGCGTACTGAAAAGCAGGAAACATTTATTGAGCAATATTGCCTGCATGGGAGTGCCGCTAAAGCCGCGCAGATTGCAGGGTATTCCCATCCAAAACAAAGAGGGTATGAGTTAAAAAACCAGTTCTCTAAAGAGATAGAGGCTCGCACACGCAAGATGATTCAAGACTGTGTGCCGGGAGCCTTATTGCAACT